GTTTCCCAGTCACGATCGATAGCAGAGGAAGAAGGACGCTTGCGAGCACAAAGACGGGGCCAGCTGGGTACTCGTTCGCTGTTAGCGGGAGCGCCGACAACCAGAAGGGCTGCGGCATCAGCAATGGGAAGGGGCAGAGCGGCAACAGCTGGGCCATCTGCAGCAACACGATCTAGCATCCTGAGCGGTATCAATGTTAGAGCGGGTGGCATGTTATGAAGTCGCCTAAATACCTTGGCTCAGTCAAGGACATGAAGCGCAGAGAGAAGCGAGCGTTTGATACTGAAGGCATGTGGCACGACCAGATGTCTGATGTGTACGAATACTTCCTGCCTCAGCGTAACCTGTTCGAGACGGAGAACACTGGGCAGAAGAAGATGGATCGCATATTCGATTCCACCTCTCTCACTGCTATTCAACAGGCTGCTAGTAAGTTGCAGGAGAACATTGCTCCGATACAGGCGCGATGGGCTGCATTCCAACCCAGTAACGAGGTCTTAGAGATACTCGGACAGGGTGAGGTGGGTGTTACCGAGCAACAGATCCGCGAGAACCTCGACAAGCAGGCGAGCATAGTCTTTGACTACATCAACCGCAGTAACTTTGGTACTCAGTTCTATGAGGCTGCACTAGATCTGCTGATCGGCACAGCTACGCTACGCATCGACGAGACTGATGATGACCTAAACCCCATCGTGTTCCACTGCATACCGCAGAAAGGCATAGCGTTTGAGGAAGGGCCATTCGGTAACATCGAGACACACTGGCGCAGGTTCAGCGTGAAGGCTAGATTGCTTGAGCGTATGTGGCGAGGCGTGGAAGTATCCGAGGCTGTTCGGGCATTGATCGACAACTCTCCCGATGCTGACCTTGCTGTGAGCGAGGGCGTGGTATTCGAGCCTAAGTCAAAGCGATACTACGGTTGTCTGTGGGTAAATGGAGAGGATCGGTTCTCATGGATTGAGGATTTCGGTGAAACATCGCCTTGGGTAACTGGTCGATACACGAAGGTGGCTGGTGAAGTGCGTGGTCGTGGGCCTGCGATGCAATGTCTGCCCGATGTGCGAAGCTTGAACAAGGCCAAAGAGTTCGTATTGCAGAAGGCTGCTATCGACTTGGCTGGTATGTACACGGCCACCGATGATGGTGTGACCAACCCCTACAACCTGACCATCGCACCGGGCGTAGTCATCCCGGTAGGGTCGAACAACACTAGTAACCCGTCGATCATGCGTCTGGATACAGGCACCAATCTAGGACTAGCACAGTTCGAGATCACTGAACTGCAAAACTCTATCAAGTTGGCGCTATTCAATGACCTGAGAGACCCTGCTGGGCCTGTCCGTACAGCTACTGAGATAGCTATTGAAAGCAGAGAGCTAGCCAAGCGCATCGGTTCTGCCTTTGGACGGCTACAGACAGAGGTTCTGATACCCATTCTCAAGAGGGTGGTGTCTATCCTGACTCGTCGTGGACTAATCATGCCGATCCAGCTAGACGGTAGGGACGTAGACGTTAAGTTCACATCCCCTCTCGCTCGTGCTCAGGATGGTGAGGATTTGCTGTCACTCCAGCAGGCGGTGCAGTTCGTTGCCAATAACGCTGGGCCTGATCTAATTGCCACGTCATTCAAGATCGAGGACTTCGGCAGCTACGTTGCACAGAAAACCGGCATGGCATCCGAGCTAGTCCGCAGTGATACGGAGAAACAGCGGGCAATCGAAGCCGGAGCGCAGCAAGAGATGGCACAACAGCCCCAGATGCCCCCAGAATCGCCTCAGCTGCAGGTTGTTGAATGAGTTGGCAGAACATAGAGGGTAGGAATGAGGACGCTTACAAGGCTTCTGCGGAGGCCAGAGAGCGTTTCTCTGAATTAGCAAAGGCATATAGCCGATGCTTCTCTACCGAAGACGGGCAAAAGGTGGTGGAGGATCTGACACGGAAGTTCCTGTTAGATAACTCCACAGACCTTGGTGCGAGGAACGTGGAATACGAGGCTGCCTATCACAATGGCGAGGCGGGGGTCATTCGTATGATCGTTCACTACATACAGCAAGCGGAGAAAGTATGAGCGAAGTAGAACAATTGGAAGAAGTGGAAGAAGTGAAGCCCAAGAAACGGGCAACCAAGAGCAAGATCGAAGTGGTCTGCGCTGAACCCGACTACTTGAAGAAGATCAAGTTCGATATGAACTGGCTACAGAAGGTCGGCACCCAGTACGGCATTGATCGGTTCGAGTACATACACAAATTCAGGGCGTTTCGTTGCTACAAGTCTAATCAACACGTTGATTGGGTTGATGTAAACGATCTCGCGCTGTTAAACGGTGAGCGGAGATTGGTACAGATCCTTCTCAAGCACCAACCTGTAAGCCCCAAGAGGGCGGTAATTAACTATCCTTGGAGATAAAGAATGTCAGAGGCCGTTGAAAACGACACCCTTGAAAGTAATGAACCTACGTCCCTTGTGGATGCAGCAGAACCCACCCTCTCTGAAGGTGAATACTTCTTAACGGAAGGAATCAAGGGTACTGGTGACACGCCCGAGTGGTACAAGGCAGAGAAGTACAAGTCCGTGGCTGACCAAGCCAAGGCATACACAGAATTAGAAAAGAAGTTCGGCGGCTTTACCGGTGCCCCCAAAGATGGCTACGCCATACCAGAGGGAGTGGAGCAAGGCGACGAACTAATGGACGCGCTCAAAGGCTTTGCCGAGAAAACCAACATGAATCAGGACTCGTTCAACGAGGCTTGGGATCTGTTGATCTCTCAGAGCGAGGCGGTAGAGGAAGTATCTGCCGAAATGGAGATGCAGCGTCTAGGTGATAACGCTCCTGAGCGGGTGAAGACTGTTGAGCAGTTCATGAAGAACAATCTCGACAACGATACCTACGAGAAGGTGCGCTATGCGGTTAACAGCGCGGAGTCTATCGAACTGGTAGAGGCGCTAATCGGCGCTACGGCTCCGGCCAAGCTACCTATCGACGGACACATCGAACCCGGTGGCCTGACATGGGGTGACATTGAAGCTGAGATGTTCAAGAAAGATGAGAACGGACAGCTACTCAGGTCGGTTGATCGCAACCATGAGGCTAAAATTCAGCGAATGATGAAGGAATTTGGTGGTGATAAGCCATATTCGCAGACATTTGGCTAAATTTATTATTGACAAACTGAAAAATGTGGTATCTTACAACCGTCGGATACCCCATTTGGGCCTGACAGATTTAGGTTAAGGACTGACCGATCTGTCGGGTACTCAGTTTAAGACCTTAGAGTGAGAGGCAATCACGCCTCGTTAAATTAATTTTGACAACTTTGAGGACTTAGTAATGTCAAAGAATCTATCCGCTGTTGCGGTAACCGAGTTTGACAGTATGGTTAAACATGCCTATCAGGGCATGGGCCTGCTGAAAGGCGGTGTTACTGTTCGTAATAATGTAGTAGGTGATACCTACAAATTCCGTCGCATGGGCAAAGGGCTTGCCAACCAGAAGTCTACTTCTGATCTGGTAACTCCAATGGACGTGTCTCATGAGTTCAAGACAGCTACGCTGGCTAACTGGAACGCTCCCGAGTACACGGACATCTTCGATGCCGCTGAAGTTAACTTCGATGAGAAGCAAGAGCTTGCAAACACTATTGCAGGTGCCTTGGGCCGTCGTTGTGACCAGTTGGTTATCGACGCTATGGACGCATCTACCCCTCTCACCACGGCTGTTGTTGCTGGCGGTACTAACCTGACGATGGCTAAGGTCATTGATGCACAGGTAGAACTGCGCGACCAAGGTGTACCGAACACTGAGTTGTTCGCTGCCATTGAAGCTGGTGGTCTGGGTGGTTTGTTGAACGATGAGAAGGCTACTTCTGGCGACTACCAAGCTATCAAGGCTTTGGTTGCTGGTGAGATCAATACTCTCGTAGGTTTCCAGTTCATCATCCTTGAGACTCGTACTGAAGGCGGTTTAACTGAAGCGGCTAACGTCGTGGATTCATGGTTCTTCCAACGTCCTGCTATTGGCCTTGCCATCGGTATCGACATGAAGACCGAAATCAACTGGATCGCTGAACGTACTGCTTGGTTGACCAACGGTATGCTGAAAGCTGGCTCTGTCGTACGCGACGAGGGTGGTCTGGTTAAAGTTCAATACGACAAGACTGCTTAAAGGAGGATCTCTCATGGCTTTTGATTACGACAAACTTTCCCGCATTGGTGGGATGGGCGATGCTCAGAAGGTATACGCATATGCGTCTTCTGACTCTATCGCTACGGTTACTGGTGCGGATTACTTCCTGCCAGCAATCAACGAGTTGCAAGTCAACGACGTTATCTTCGTAAGTGATAGCGACGCTGCTGCTGTCACGGTTACTTTTGTAAAGAGTAACAACGGAACAGCGATTGACTGTGCATCTGGTACGGCGCTAGGCGACGCCTAGTTTGGGTGGGGGGTTTCGGCCCCCCGCTCTTTTTTTGAGGATAAGATATGGCGAGTAAGATCGACCTAGTAAGTAACGCGCTGATCCTTATTGGTGATTCGCCTATTAACACGCTAGACGGGAACACTCGTGCCCAGCAGGTTGGGTCTAACCTGTACGACAACATTGTAAAGTTTGAACTGACCAAACATCGGTGGGGGTTTGCCCGTAAGAAGGCCCAACTTTCACTAACAACCGATGTCCCTGCAGATCCTGAGTGGCAATCTATCTACCAACTGCCATCTGACCTTCTGGTACTTATCAAGTTATACCCAAACACCGGCTATCAAGTGTATGGCGACAAGGTATATACCAATGGTAAGTCCGCTCTGTACTGCGACTACATATATGACGTACCTGAGAGTGAGTGGCCTATCTACTTCTCTAAGATGATTGAGTACGCATTAGCCAAGGACTTCGCTACGAGCGTCAGGGACAGCGTTTCTGCAAGGGGGGAGATGGCTGCGGAGT